TTAGGATTAGATTTCATCCCAGCGGCTTCCATGGTTTGCTCAACTACTTGCCTTTGAGTTCTAAATTCCTTAACGGTTTTTAGATTCCCCTTGATCATATCAGCCTGCATATCAACTACTTTTTTAAAATCAGTTTTTGATAACTGCGCTTTATATCTTGATAAACTATCTTTCATAAATCGATTTGATGTTTCTGGGTTTGCAGCCATTGTCATTAAATCGTAATAAACATCTAAATTGGTTTGAGGATCTTTTTTATCTCGAACTAAATCAGCGTATCTTATGAGCTTAGATTTATCCTCGCCCTTCATTGAATACCAAGTGCGTTGATTTTTTTGAATAAATGAATCAATATCACCGCCAGTTTGATCTATGAAATCTGTCGCGTTGTCATAGTTCAAATCACTGACTTGATTCTCAGCTTCTTTCTTTAAACGAAACCCACGCTCTATTCTTTCCTCAGTAGCTTTCCTTAACTTAGGATCTTCAATACTTTCACTCGCTGCAAGAGCTGAGGTCATCGTGGAATACTTAGCCATGTATTGATCGGTTAATCTTTGTGACTCACCTAAGATTGAATTTTCTTCTAGAGAGTTTTTAATCTTAGCCTTTTCGTCAGGCTCAATTTCATTCTCATGCAATTTGAAATATTCACTTGCTAGCTTGTCTTCGCCAGCTGCCATCATTTGATCTAATACTGTTAAGCGAGTTCTAGATACTGCCCGCTCTGTCATCAATCTAGTAACCTCAGGCCCCTTGTCTCCAAAGGATCTTAAGATTTCTTCTTTTTGTTTTTCTATTGATTTTTCTACCAGTAAAGGATCATTGAAATTCAATGCCGCATCTTTAACAGCAAGTTGTAATTTAGCCTCAGTAACGCCTTTGTCATACTCTTCGGCTTCAGCAAATGTATGCTTTAATAATTGCTCTCTAAACGAATTCTTTTGATCATCTGCCTTTTGTTTAAATAAACTTTTTTGAGTATCGTTTCCTAATTCAGATTCTATCTTAGAAATTTCAGACTCATACTTTTGCATGTAATCCGTGGGAACGGCAAACGCATCTTTACCCTTTTTAGTAATTACCCCCTCGATGTTTTGAGCGGGATTTCTGGGGTCTACCTTCCCCCAATATAAATTCTGTCTAAGCTCCATTAACTTGTTTTCACTGTCAGCAACGCGAAGTTTATCGGCATTCAATTTTTCTTGCGCATATAACTTCTCTGCTTGACCGGCTAAACTCTGAGTAGCATTTACAACTTTATCAACTACAGCTCCGCCGCCAAATGCCTCAATAGGCGCATTGGGATTTAATCTTTGTTGTGGCCCAGCCTGCTCTCGAACCTGATCCGGGCGATATGTTGGAACTGTAGGCATAATTATTTATCCTTAATCCTTGGCACTGTGATACTTCGATAAGTGGTATATGATTCCGCTAAAGAACCTACGGCATTTAAGCCGCCGGCAATCAAAGAGCTTTTAGCTACATTCTTTGCGGCCTTCTCAGCTAGCTGAGATTCCATGCTTGCCTTTATGCCTTCGACTTTAAACCCATAAGCCTCTCTCATGGCATTGATCTTCAATCTTGTGGCGTCTTGCTGACTCAATAGATTAGTGTCAGCCTGGATGTCTGCAGCTGAGCCAGAATCAATTTCAATCCCCTGGGCTGCCAAAGATGCCTTCTGTGTGCCAACGAGTCGCCTGGCGTCTTTTAATAGGTTTCCAGCCTCAACATCCCCACGCTTTAAAGTGTCGTCATAAGCCCTGTCAGACAACATTAAATTAATCTTTGTAATTTTCTTTTGGTAGTCAGCTTGATCATTAGCTGCTTTCTTTTGCTGGCTAGCTCCAAACAATGCAGCACCCGCCTTAAATAAGCCTGTCACAATTAAAGCCGTTGCCGTTATTGGCTCAATCGCCATTAAATATTCATGTGACATAATCAACCGCCTTTTCTAAATGGGTATAAACCCGCAGGCGCTACCGCCAATACACTCAATGGCAATGGGTCAGTTTGTCTTATAAAAACCCGACCATTTGAATTCCATTCAGGTCTAATATTTATATCCACAACCCCGGTAGCTAAATCTACTGGCGAGTCATAACCCTCAAGCTCTCTGATTTTTAATTCTGTTAACCCGTCAAGCGAATCATCTTCGGGTGCAGTTCCGCCTGCCCAAATACCTCTAGACTCTTCGACAAAGATAGAAACCTTGCTCACGATTTTCTTTTTATCTGCAAGAGTTTCACTTGAATCAGTATCCACATCAAGCGTTTCAATATCACTTGTATACGGCAGACCCACATGGATAACTCCATAGGGTCGATCTAACGTAATTTCACCGTCAGTAACAGTAATCTCAACATAGGAAGTATTGTTTGGATTAGCCACGACTACGCCGTCCGCTAACACTGAAACCATTTTTCCCTCTAAATGCCATAACCCGCCCAACACATCAACGGCCCTAGTCCAGCTTGTTAGAGCCGTACTTCTTAGAGCTACTGGCACAGTCTTATTTGGTTTAACACTCACTACTGTCGCACTTGTATATGCAACTATTTCAAGACGTACTGAATCACCTGCAGCATTTGATATCTCAATTATATTCCCAACGTCAGTCGAAACAAACGTCGAAGCGCTTGCAGTCAATGTCAGCGTATCCGTATAAGCCCAGCCCGATCCAGTTAATGTCATAGTGGTAGAGCCCGTGTTTCTGCCATCGTATGACAATGCTGAGTCCATAAATATAGAATCCACAATATCGTCAACTCTACGCTGCGAAAACTTCTCAATATATCTAACCGTTCGAGAATCGATTGTTCTTTTTATAACTAAATAAACAGAGTCCTCTGAGCCCTCAGGGATAACTGCAACGTTTTCAACTTCGCCGTCGAAGTCATGTCTATGCCATCCAAGCAATTGCTGCTCTCTAACATAGGTCAATCCTAGCAAAACACCGTCACCCCTAACCATCCATAAAACTGAATGCGGTATTTGCTGATAACTCCAATCCACTAACTCATAACCATCCAATAAATGAGCTGAAAAAATAGTGAGATCATTACCGCGATAACCATCGACTTGATAATCAAATCCGAGGTCTCGAACGACGTTTCCTCGTCCTTGAACGTAAAGAGCACTGCCCCCAATAACGATAGGAGCAAGATAACTTGAGCCATTATAAGTATGCTGTTTTGGATTAATTTCGCCAGGTCTGAGAATTCCACTTGCATCCCCTTGAGCCGTCCACTCGCCCGCAGCTGTAAATAAAATCAATTGACCCAAATCAACCATGTGGTTAACAGAGTTTACTTGCTTGCCCGCCATTGTGAAAGTAATTGCATCGTCGTCTTGAGTAGGAATCGAAGTTGTGAAGTTTTTAAAATTCCCAGTTCTAGAAGTAAATACAGTCTCAGGAGCATCGAGAGTATTAGCAAACATTAATCGTTGCTGATAATATGTAACAGCACTGGGATAATCCATTGCCCTCTGCGCAGTTCCGCCTGTAGTATATGCAGTATACGCGCTTGAATCTAAAATGGTTCCGTCAAACGCATTTAATGAAAACGTGTTCGCTGTTAATACTTCACGCACAAAATAATATTTCGTGTTTATCTGAGTCATTCCGCCAACGGATGCTATATAAATTAAATCACCCTCTGATAAATCATGTGCTGTTATTGTAACCACTGCAGGACTTGCTTGAGTTATACCCGTAATAGTCTTCGCTGTTTCAAGAGCAAATGGATCTCGCGCGCGCGGGTGTGAGTCTGAGGTATCTGCAGCTATTCCAGTATCAACAAACGACGTACTCCCAGCTATTCCTATAAATCCAAATATTCCATTTGATTTTTTATAAACATTATATTCTTGAGCACCGCTAACAGCTGCCCAAGAAACGGTTATCGGAGACCCACTACTAGGCGTTGCACTCGAGCCAGTACTCGAAGAAGGTAACGACTCTTCAAACGTCTCACTCGCCACTGCAGTAACAACCCATTCAGTAGTCGTACCCGCAGCGCCTGAATTAACAACACTAGTAGGCGCTGAAATCTCAGGCACAAAACTTATCGTGCTCAATGCCCATGACGTATGCCCAGTTCGACTTAACTCTCTTGGCGAGTAATTAGGATGAACAATAGTAACCACGTCAGCGGATTGGACAAACTGTAATTGCGCCAAGTCCGTATGCAAATAAGGGGTTGTGATTTCATAAATTTTATAAACACTCCCGCCACTTGTATAAGTCGTAAATGAAGTTGTGTTAACTGCAGTGCCGTCTAAATACTTTAATGAAAATGTATTCGCACCTATATAAACTACTTTAAAATTCCTACCATTTAATTCTGTCATACCCCCAACGCCTGAAATATAAATCTCATCGTCAGTGGCCAATCCATGAGAAGTTACAGTTAACACGCCAGGATTTGCTTGAGTAATTGCAGTGATACTTAAAGCATCGTTAGTTAAAACTGCGCCGTCTTGAATCACGCGCATGTATTTATCGCCAAACTCAAGCATATATGTCTGGCTCGCATTAAATACAAATGGAATTAATCTAGCTAAATTATCTGAGTCTTTAACCTCTGCAATGAATTTAGATCCAGGACGGTTTGTGGTTCCGCCATGTCTCATCACAATAGAATTTCTACACGTTCTCAAACCTGTAGCATATTTTACAAAATCAACTCGCCCATATAGTGAAGGCGTAATTTCCCCACTGGCAAGTGATCTATAGCTTAACGTGCTCAATCATCGTCTCCATATATCGCGCTTGATGCAGATTTTTTAGGAGCATCCAAAACCATTTCAGTTATCTGAATAGTCATACAATAATTTTCGCCAGCCTCACCCTCATGTTCTGTTTTTGAACATACATAAACCTTGGCATGCATCAACATTTCCGCGCCAACCTCAGGCAATTCTTTTATACCCATTGCTTTTAATTGAGCATCTTCTAAATATATTTTTAAATTATGGGGATACTCGCTAGGCTCAGCAATCATTGTAGCCTTTCCCTCTGGCATTGATTTATATTTCATATCATACATTTTCATAATTATTCCCTGCCTCTAATAAATTCACTCTCAGGCACTCGCTCCATTCGCTCCTCATTAATAGCGTTAGAACGCGCCTTTCTAATTTCAAAATCATACATCTGCACGGCTCTTATGCCTAATTTAAATGGGTCTCCGCCAGTTAAACGAGGTGCAATATAATGAGCCAATAAAAATGATAATGCCATTGTAAAATCTGGCGTGTAAAATTGTGGATCTTCTGTGTGAACCGTGTATTCAATTTCAGCATCCTCAACATCGCAAAACAAAACTAATCCACTTGAATCTTGCGCTATCTTATAGGGCACTACTGAATCTTGAGTATCGTTTCTTGTGCCACTTAATACTTTTCTAATTAGATGACAGTCAGTTGGATATCTATAACTGAATGCCCACTCAACGTTCGGGTCCTCTTCAATCAATGCCAAGGTATCTACCTTAGTAGCAAATGGCCATGGAAAATCTCTAAGCACAACATCCTTAGCAATATCATAAAATCGTCTACAGGCCGCAGCCTCTTGAGATTGCTCGGTAGTTAAATTAGCAATTTCTTTTCCTACCCCAATATGTGAAAGAGCCATATTACAAATACCAGCTATAGATGCCATTAGTTATTCCTTCTTAAGATGGGGGCAGCACATGAGATATAGCAAAAGAAGTGGATGCTTTTTTCTTTGGAGTCATAAACATTTACTGCCCCCAACTTAGTATGCCTTAACCAAATAAAATTCATAGTCTCGTCAATCTTTTTTCTCTTTGGAAACCGGGCCTTTTTTTGCCTTTTGGTCAGAAACATTTTTATACCGCTTAGCAATCTCATTCTTTAAAACGCCAATAGTTTGAACGATTTTATCCAAATTCTCTCTATGCTCTTCTAAAACCATTCCTAATTCTAAATCTGTGAGCTCTTCTATTTTTTTATTCATTTAAACATCCTCCGCATCGATAAATCTAGCCGTTGTTTTTAAAAACTGATAGCTTAGGCTTGCTAAAATATCATATGCGGTCTTTTTATCACCTACTGGAGATTTAAATAATTCATCAATAACGCCTGGTTCCTCTATAAATATGGTTTCGACATGCATGGATTTTCCACCTGACAGCTTTGCTCTCTCGTTTAGATAGGCACTTATCTCTAAAACAATTCTCGGCTGTTTAAGGTCCACTTGAAAGTCAGTGATTTTCCAATAATCCGCTATTGCTAACGAAGGTAGTTCGTATTCTTTTCTTAGTGCCATATATTCTCCTAATGTGCCGTCCAGTTTGTGCCATCATAAAATGCAAGCGTGACAACAGCGCCGCCTCCGACGAGAATTCCCAAGTATGCCGGGGCCAATGCGTCAGTTACGTAACAAATATCACCAGTAACACCTGCTGGTAATGTGGCTACTGTATATCCCTTTAATGCTTGTGGAACTGTATTGATAATTTTATCATTAAAAGTAAAACCTGCACTTGCGCCAACAGCATCGAAAGTAACTGCGCCTGCACTGGATACGGTTGTTGAATAATAATTTGAAGCATCGTAACCAACGCGTAACTGCTCTGTGGTTTTTATAATATGCAATCGAGCTGAGATAGTACCAGTGTTTCCTATTCCACTATCGCCGGCCCCATTCCAACGCTGTCCCTCAACACCCCCGGCAATAACGTTCGCTACATCGGCTCCACCTCTGCCAAACCCTGTATTGGTATCACCTCCAGCTACTATAAAACTTGGGACCGTTGTCGATGTGTTATCGCCGGCTAAGAAATAACCAGCACTTCCAGTTCTTATTGTGCCCGTCGACGTAGTGACGTTAATTGAGTTTAGGAATGTTGCAGATCCGTTTCCAATTATTTGAAGAACTTGAGTTCCAGTTCCACCAATTTGGTTAACGTGAAAATACATCACATTTCCATTTTGTGAACCAGAGCTAAATTCACATGAGATATAGGATTGTCCATAAGTATTAGAATATGAAAATCCTAATCTGCTTAATGTTGATGTAATTCCAGTAACAGTTATTGGAGCAAACGGAGTGGTGTTAGCTATTCCTAAATTACCGCCGGATGTTAACACCATTCTATTTGTATATGCTCCGGTGTTTATTGATGAGTCCCAATACAATGTACATGATGGATTTGCCGTGCCTTGCACTGGCACTAAATAATTTCTAAAATCAACTTGTTGACTGCCGGCGACCACATTGGTTTTCCAACCATTGCCAGTAAATAATATCGCCTTTGAATACATTTGATTCCCGCTCGATGCGGTCGTTGTATTTATTAAATTAATTCCATAATAAACAGTATTCGCCGTTGCAGCTGAGATTGGCCAATAGGATAGTTGTATAAAACTTTTTAATCCCTCAAAACTTTGAGTCCCAGTAGTTACCAGTCCACGTGCCGTCGTAGATGCGTCTGGTATTGCAAACGTGTGAACCCCGGCAGACGAAGTAATTGTAAAATCCGTTCCTGTCGTTGCCGTAGCGAATGTTTGAGTAGCATCTGTCAATCCATTTAAAGAGCTAATAAATGTTGATGTATCAACACTAATGGTTCCGTCTCCACCACTTGTAACTAAAAATCCGTTTGTTGTGAGTGTTGGAAACTTTAACCCTTCCCAATCAAATTTTGAAAACCCACCACTAGATATTAAATTTCTTGTATTCCAATCTAGACTTTGTAATGCGCTACTATCTAAAAGTAGTCGCGAATCCCATGAAGCTGAATTTACGCCATATGTGTCGTTTAATAAAAATAATTGCCAGTCCAAACGCAATTGACCACTAAAGAATAACTGTCCGCTCTGCCAATCAACGGTTACTGCAGCACCAGAATCATTTAATGTTCTTGCAACATAATAAATAGCTGGGACACCCGCCGTGTCTCCAATCCAACTCTGCCCGCTATTAAAATCCATAATTGGACTGCCAAATTCATTAAAAAATCTTCTGTTATCCCATGCTATCGAATCAACGCCTGCCGTATCGTAAGCTATTCTTAAGGATGTGTTTAAGGAATTAAAACCACCCGCAACAAATGGTTGATTGCTAGAATCAAGCAATGCATATCCTGCAAGTGCCGCGGAAGTTATAAACCCACTTCCATTAATAAAGCTTAATGAAAAATTAGGATAGGAGCCACCTACTGATATATCGCTGTCGCCTGTAATAGATACGACTTGATCAGGGTCCGTGTTGGCTAATACGCCACCACTAAAAATTAACCCAGTTCCTATTGAGACCTCTGAAACGTTTTTTAATGAATCTAAACATAGTATTTTGTCACTATTATATGCTGAAAGATTTAATACTCCTGTAAAAGGTTGATTAGAACAGTCTAATCTCGCGTAAATAGAATCAAGTGCGGTTGTGTCTATTGAAAATGTTAATTCCGTAGAGCTAGGAGTGATTGTAATTCCACTGCTACCTACTAATGATTTGAATTCTAGATTAGCTCCGTTGACTTGAGCGAATACACCTTCGCCTGCACCAAGATTAGATCCGCCTGTGATGGTACCGCCGCCCCCACCAGAACTTCCAATCTTTGGATAATATCGCACAGAAGCCCCCCACTACGCGTAATAAGAAATGTTTAACTTAGCTCCCGCTGTAACCTCAATGAATTTAATTTTACTCATGTTCCCCGTATATGAAAGAATAGACTCCGTCGTAATCAATGTTCCAACCGATGCAGTTGGATTGGTTCCGTCATCACGCCAACGAACGTTTTGAGACTCAGCCTGTATAAACGCAAGCCTTGCCCTTGGGGGTGCAGATGCAAATCCAACCGCAGAACCGAGCGAAGTTATTTGCTCGAATCCTAGCGGCTCTCTTTGTCCGTCCCAATGTGGCAAGCCTTGCTGAATGCTCATTTCAAGAATGCCGCCATTTGATCTTTAACTGCTTTGACTTTCGCAGATACCTCAATCAATTCGGCCTTAACTGCATTTACTTCGCTAGAATGTTTAGCGCATTCTAATTTCAATTTTTCAATTTCGTTTAATAACATTTGCTTTTTTTGCAAAGCTTCAATCACAAGACTCTCGCCCTGTGCTTTAAATGTATCGTAAACCTCATGAGCATTTTTCTTAGCAGCCTCTAAAATTAAATTAGCCTCTTCTTTTGCAGAATCGATCTTAGTCTCAATATGAACTAATTTTGCTTCTGCTAATTTCTTAGCCTCTACAGCCGCTAACTCTTCTTTAACTGCTACATCTTTTCTAGCATTCGCCTCATTAGCCGCTTGATCTACTGACTTAATAGACTCTAACGCCTCTGCTAATAAGTGAATGTTTTTAAATTTAGAAAGAAATACTTTTAAACCATCAACCGCTAAATCTAATTCTTTGCTCATTTTACATTCTCCTCAATAACAATGTGGCTACTAATGTAGTCGTGCCGTCGCCTGCAGTTGCGCTAGGTCTTATGTATCTTGTAATTTCTGAAATTGATTCAATACCCGCTGCAGTCTTGCTAATCGCGTTTCCTTGCGGGTCTGTTAATGTAACGTAATTGGTACCGTCGTTTGATCCTTGCAATACAATCGTACCGCCAACGCCAAACGTACCTGTAAATTGAATGCTTCTGATAATAGAACCTGGCATTTCTACAGCCTCGCCAACATCGCCATTCAATAAACCAGTCCATGAAATAATATGGGCGTCATCCCCAAAGGCCCGAATGGGCGTAATCGTTGCGCTTCTAGTTGCCATTTCTATTTACCCCTCTATAAAACGGGGTGAGATCCCTAAGAACCCCACCCCACTTGCATTTAAGTTAAATCACTTCCGCTTCTTGCGAAACTTCCTCGACAGGTTTTTTTGATTTAACGCTGCCCGAAACACGGCCTTGAGGTTTATCCTCTAAAGATTCCATCCAAGATTTCGAAAAATACTTTGGATCAATATCTATTATTTGGCCCACTTTCACTCGTTTTAAATCATAGTAACCAGGTCGAACTGCTTTAACTCTCATACTCTATTCTCCTTAAGAAATTGTTATTCCGTCAGCGTAGCTAACATATTTTTGAATATTATGTGTTAAAAACGCAGTGAAACTACCAGTGGTTAAGTTTCCATTTGCAGGGGTATATTTCAATTGAATATATCGATACTGCAAAGGAGCTGCTCCAGGATCTAATCTTGCATAGAATACTGCTCCAGCTGCAGATACTGCAGGAATGGTGAACACTGTATGAGTTCCGTCAGGAGTGAAAGTAGTAGTACTGTCACCTTCAATGGCTACTGCCAAAGTTGAGTCAGAACTAGCATCGGTCATAGCAACGTCAACCGTTACAACTAAGTAAAGGTTTTCGCCGGTTCCGATATCTCGTACTGCGCCTAAGTCAATTGAGTTTGTTGACGCCGCAGTAGCTGTTACCGCTTGAGCATCTGAAAATAATAATTGTGCATCTAAATACATTTTATGTCTCCTTTATCTTTCTATTAATTAAACTACGCGAGCTTCGGTTTCTAACAACGCGTCAACTACTCGTACTGGAATGTTTCTGAAAGTAGGGATGCTGTATCCGTCTACATCTTTGTAAACCAAACCTCCGCCAGAAATCACATCGTCACGGCGTTGAATATCTAACATTTGGAACACGGATCGGTTCATATAAAATACAGGCTTTCCAAGTTTCAGGTTAGGTAAACGGTGAGTAGCCTTAATCATGTACTCAACTAAATCAGCCGCAGAAGATTTAGCAACTAAGTTAGAAATGTCGATGTTACAAATACGAACGGCATAACGCCAGTCTTTCAATGCAATACCGCATTTCCATTGCCATTGATCTTGGAACGCACGTAAACGAGTTCCGCCAATACCACTTGAGGTCTCAATGGTTTGTTCGCCGTGATCGTTATGCAACAATCCTGCTTGTGAACCTTTAGGATAAATACCGTGAATAGTATTTTCACCCCATGCCATCAACCAAATGGAACTGTTATCAGAACCTGAGCCAAGTCCGTCTAAAATGTTTTGTCCGTTAGCAGCACTCAAGCTGGAATAACGTGCAGACAATCCAGTAAACTCCTCAGGTGACAATCCAGAGTTTCCATAAAACAATGTCGAAGCAAATTCTTGGTTCATAGCTTCGATAAATGCTTGAGCTTCACTCAAACGAAATGCAGCGGTGTTACCATTCAACATAGCCAAGTCTTTATCAACTTCGCTCCATGCTTCCATGATTCCACAAGCTTCGTCGATTTGAGCAGTGGTGCTTTTTGAAGGCTGCACACCATTGTTTAACAAACGCCAAGCTGCAGTAGGTAATCCAGTTCGCACAGTGGTTCTATGACCAGTGGGCAAGTTACCTTCCTTCCAAGGCATATCTGCTAAAATCTCATTTGTTTGTGATAACAATTCTGCAATCGCTGCAGTTTTGCCATCGGGATCTAATCGTTTCGCTACATCTACGAGTGTTAAAACACTACTTCCTAATACTGACATTTTAATTCTCCTTTAAAATTTTAATTTTTTGTACCATAGAACAATTGTTCTAGAGGCTTCTTGTCGCTAGTCGTAGCACTTGGAGTGACTATCTTGTCAGAATCCATTAGCTTTCCAAGCCGCGCAAAAATCCTAATCACCTCAGGATGATTGCCAAATCCAGTGTTCGTTAGTTCCTTCATGAAACTTGACGACCCGTATTTTTCAACGACTCGACGGGCAAGCTCAACGTTTGTTTTGAATTCTTCGCCGCCTATCTCTTTGTCGTTTATGGCCTGTGCCTTCCAGTCTTCAATCTGTGCCTCTACTTGCTCTTGCTGCTTTTCAACATACGACTGTAATACGCTAGCTTCACGGTTTAAGATCTCTTGTGCAAACTCGGGTGCTAATTGTTTTTCCTTCGCGTAGGTAACTAATTGCTCGAGCCTGTCTTGATCTAACAGCGAATCTTTCGGCATAACCAATTTGTATTCAACCTCTGCGGGTTTATCAGAATTGTCTGCCTTTACGTTCGTCGTTTGTTCTCCTGTGGGTTTATCAGAGCTATCTGCAGGCGCCGCAGCTGGGTATATCTTATCCAATACCGCTGCCTCTGCCGTCTTCTCTACTACCGGCGTACTTGGCGTTCCTATATTTGCATCTGCAGCTGCTATCTCACTCATCCTAAATTCTCCTTTTGATTCTCATTTAACATCGTAATATATGCCTTTGGATCGGCCTCATTTAAATCACTCATCAACATCAAACCAACATTTCGCTGACCCTCTAAAAATATCGTATTCTCAGCCGTGCCAGTGAAACTCGTTTTGAAAACTCCACACTCTGTTAAATATCGCCAGAAAAATCTACGACCATTCACACTCGATAATATTAATCGAACATCTTCTATCGACTGCTTGCGATTATCCTTTGACTTTCGCTCTTGGCTCTTTACCATCCCAGGATTTGCAGCATTACTCACGCAATACCGCCCTGAGTTCTCGCATCATTAATCATCTGATTTAATAAATTGTCTTCGCCATTCTCACCCATACTGGCTTGACTTAAATTCTTAGCCGCAGCCGTTGCATCCTTGGCTTGCTGGGCTGCCTGAGCCTCAGCTTGTGCCTGCGCTCTCTTTGCTCTTATTTGCTCTACATCCTCGTCAGATCTCACTAAACCTGGAGGCACACTTGTCATATCACCATAAATATCTATCGCTTGATCAATATCTATCTTATCAAGCGCAGTCGGACTAAACTGAGCCACCTGCCCAACAAATCCAACAAACCTATCAATCGACGAAATACCTACATACTTCTGCGCCTGAGCCATTATCGAAATGTATTCAACCTTCAATGGCTGGCCCTGTAATTCATCGGGAGGCGGAGGTATTTTATTCTGCTTAACCAATATATCAAACGTTATATCTATCAATGGATCTAATAAATCTTGGTTCAATTGCTCTAATACAGGACCCAATGCCAATAACTTCTCTTCATGACGCTCATCAATCTCACGCGCCGTTATCTGCCTTCGATCCATACTCGACAACATCAAAAACAAATCCTCAAACAACCCACGACGTATTCTGTTTTGAGTCTCTTGAATATCCATTACTAATTCTTGCACTCGTGGATTAATCTCATGCACTGGACGAAATCCATTTTGATCGCCCCTTGAATCTACATATGTAATATCGCCCGGCAATGTAGATGCCTTCTGCGTTCGCATAGAAACCGGCGCACTCATCGGCGGGTTAACCATCTTCTCAACCGCCTGACTCTTGCGCTTTTGCATTAACTGCAACGCCTTCACGTCACCCAATACCTGCATACCTGGACATTCAGTCCCGTAAACATCCTCGCCAGTGACTTCCCAACGTGGCGCTAAAATAGGGAAATAATCATAACCCGATTCATTTAAAAACTTAGTGTCTTCTAAATCACTAAGCGTCGAACCGCCTGAATACCCACGCTCGTAATATGTCGATGCAAATCTTTTATATTTAGACTCTAACATCCCTGGATTGAATTCTTTGTTCGGCTCAACACAATGAACTATATCAATCCAAGCCTCTGTGGTTCCTTGCTCCCATAACGAGCGAACTGCATTTGAAATGTTATCCCAAATGTATTCACCACTCTTTGTCCGCTTTGCAAACTTCTCAACCACTTGCCTAACTGTCATTCTGAAATCTCGCATGAATACACGAGGTCTTAATTTTTGATCGTTACCTAACATGTAACTACCTATTGGAAATGAATAGAACCTGACAACGTCGTCGAAATCCTCTTCGGCATACATCGCAGCCGTTCCAAACAATCCAATATCACCATATATACTTGGTAAAGTGTTATATAAATTTGATTTGATAAACACGTTATTCATTGTCTGAGCTACCGTGTGAAGCCACTGCTTGATAGGATCTTCTTCGACCACATCCCTGTTAGCCAACGTTAATCTAAACCATGGCCTAGCAGGTGATGTCACGCCACTCATCATGCCTGACCTGAGTGTACGCAGCGCCAATGTGGCAGTCGCATCTATGATCTTCTGATTTCTACGATCACCTTTATTCGCATCCGTTACCGTGAATCGTGCACGACGTGGCATAACAAAATCAGATAAATCCCGCCAATGACTGACAAATGTTGATCTCTCTGATTCTAATTGTGTTCTTAATGTTTCAAAATTTCGCTTGGATTTCATCTATTCACCCAGCAATGTTTTTCTAGTTGAATTCATGCCAGTACTTGCGCCTATTCCACGCGGACCCGTTAATATCGTAGACCTGCGACCACGCTTCTGCACTCGGTTCGCATCTTGCAAATCTTTTTGAATAAAATTTTCTTGATCAGCTGTAATCTTCTCAGCCGCTTGATCTTCTTTTTTTATTATTTCCTCAACCTGATTAACAGGGTCCTGCTTAACTTGTCTCTTAACCTTTTGACCGCCCATAAACCCCCGACGCTTTATCTATCGTTGCAACTCTTTAAAAACTTTAACACGCCTTATTAAAATCAAAAACGTCAACTCTATTTATTATCTTGACGCGTCAATGCGTTTTGTATATACAAACTCACTCAGCTCATAACCCTGCCTTATAAGCATTAAACCCCAATCAAATTTAGTAGTAACAGTGTGATGAATAACTTTAACACCGTCTTTTTTTAACTCCCCTTCACACCACTTTAAAAATACACCGCCAAATCCCCTACTCCTTGGCTCAATGAAAATCATATCCTGATATGCATGCAATGAATTCTTATTGTGCTTGTAATAATCCAATATGAAAATCACATAACCAATCAACTCATTAAACCTTCTAGCCGTGTAAATTCTCAACATGCCGGAATTATCAACGTCTCTATATTGATCAAAGCTTGGATCAACAATCTCACGGTCTCCATAAATTTCTTTACTATGCAGCCCCCATAAATCTTGGGCGTCTTCAATATAATCGTCAGCACTCTCTCGACTGAATTTAATATCGCTTGTCATCAAATGGGTCCCAATCACCTTTACGCTCGTTTGATTCTCGAATTGAATGAGCTAGTTTAGTCAATGGATCACTCGCCGGCATGTCTGGCATAGCGAACGTGCAGGCCAAAGCGTCTGCGCAATTAGCAACCAATACCCCATTGGCGTAATAAACATTCTCTTTATCAAGGGTTAGATTATATGTTTTTACTGACTTCACGATATCGGTTTGCACAAATGCGGGAACAACATTCTTGTGCCCTATACTTATTATGCTTAAATTCTTTAGAACACAATGCGCATTTGCCAATAGCAGTCTTATGTCTTTGATAGGAAATCTTTTGAGCGCATGCTTTAGAGCAAAATCTTTTCCTTGCCTCAAACCATGCTTTAATTTTTTTACTACAAACAACACACTTTTTATTAACGGATTTTCTACCAACCCATGTTTGCTTTCCATGTATCTTATGCCAAGCCAATCCCTCTGGGCTCTTGTGCCATTCAGTAGCTTTAATCTGAGCCTTCTTAAGATGTTTAAGTGTTGCTTCTCTAAACTCAGAGTCTTTAAATCTGTCTGCCATATGCTCTCGCATGTGACTCCTTGGCTCGACAAGCTCAAGGTTTGATATCTCGTTATTGCGCCAATCCCCATCTTTATGGTGTATATGCAATCCCTCAGGTATTGGACCATTGTGCTCAATCCATATACGCCTGTGTAAAAGTCTTTCTGATTTATCTTTCCTACCAGACTGATAGTATCTGCCTGTTGTTTGAACCCTAAACCGCTCTCCCTTGTAAACAACAGATTCAACAACCACCACTTTAGTCTTCTTTTTTTGCATGCTGTTTCTATTACATTAGTCAATGCAAGAGCGTCAAGCCTTACCCAACCACTATCCCAAGTGAATATTTTATGTTTGCCTTTACCAGACAATTGTTTGCCGTCTGAAAAATTTACTGTAGTTATTAAATCAGTCTCGCTTACCCACGTCTTTATTATTTTAGACACACCCATAGGGGATATAACAGAGTCACCATTTTTTAAATCTTCAATATTTACATCGCCATTTGGAGTTAATATCTTTGTGCCAGCAATGAAACAATCAGGAGAAAAACCCAATCGTTTCTTAATTTGCTCCTTTGGCTCTAATAAGAATTTACCATTCTGAAATGTATATGTAGGTGCGGTCAACTCCCTCGCCAATTGAGCATCACGTGGCAGCGCCCCCCCGCGTTTAATCCATTCACTCATTAAAAACCACATCTCTGCTCGCTTGTTAGCATAACGAGAGTCAACCGCTTTACCTGAGAACTGTACCTCGACTGGACTGTGCCCAGCTTGAATCAATGAATCTATTACGCCCGAGCCAAAGCCCCCAGTTCCGTCAACCAATTCTAATTCAGAACCCCATTTATATTTAGCAGCTGCAACACGAGCAGCTATTTCATTTGATCTAGCGTTTTTCATAACGACTGGCTTGAATGATGCGAGACCTTGGCGAGGGAATATTACCGTGTCGTCACTGCCGAAGCGAGCGCAGTCTATACCTAAACGTTTCTGCGCAAATGAGTATTGATCTTCGCGAAGGTGTTTACCCATTGCGGCCTCTACTTCATCTGGACCTAGTAATGTGTTGAGTGCGGTGTCTGGAAACTCACCTAATATGTATGATTTAACCCACGGATTTTCACGTCCATATAATTTGATTTGCTCGCGTGCATACTCGATATCAACTCTAGGCGAACGCTTAGGATCGTCTGGGTCGGAGGTTATTTTAATAACGTGCCACATATGCCTAAGCTGAGTAGCTGCAGCATAGAGCATACCTGAATGAGAGGTGGGGTTACCGGCTTGCAGTATCTTACCCCATTCTACACCTGATAATCCTTGCTCAGCTGCCCTGAGTACGCTTGGATTGATATCACCTGACTCATCTATCAAGTAGAGCACATACTTCGAATGGAGGCCCGATAGAACGCGTCCTTGCTCTTCTGCATTTGCGGTCTTTGAGAATGAGCGAGCCGATAAGAACCAAGTCTGAGGATGATCATTGGCATATATGCGTTCAGTATTCCATGTGAAAGCCTTCATTAGAAATGGAGACTTGGCTTGCCACTTCGACATTTCACTCCAAAAATTATCGCGTAAATTATCGCCAGTGATAGAAATAGCAGCGCCTTTTGGGTGCTCTCCCTTAGTGCCCCAGCATGTAAGGAAGTACCAACCTGCCCATGCAAGTATAGTGGACTTACCCACACCCGCTGACGCTTGTAGTGCAATACGCTGTTTAGCAGGATCGCCAAGAGCTTCGAGCGCATCGACTTGCCAGAGGTCAGGATCAACTCCGAACATATCGTAAACATACTCCTTAGGATTGTGTCGCCATTCTTGTAATATGTTCGCGGAGAGTGTCACGCTATTCTCCGTTTAGATATCTCGAAATAACTCTCATCCATTTCAATACCTATAAAATCAAATGATTCTTGTTTAGCTGCTATGCCAGTGGAACCCGAACCCATATATGGATCTAATACAACTCCATTTGGTGGGGTGATTAGTTTACATAGATAGCGCATGAGTTTAATTGGTTTTACCGTGGGATGATTATTCCCCCCAGTCTCCCTATGATCATGGTCAGGGAATTTACCAGTCGAATCTGCACTATTAGGACGGGCACCTTGTTTTTGTTTTACTTCATCCCCAAGCCCA